TAGTAATGTTTTCGTTGATATTGCTTAATGACAAGTAGCTATTTTTAAAGCGTCGGCTCCAAATATTGAGCGACTTATTAACAAAGGTTTCAAGAGTCCCTTCACGATCATTATTGTCACGGTCTTGAATTAAGCTTTCCAATAGCACACGACGTTTTTCACCTTTTAGTTCAGCTAATAGTGGATTGGACTTTTCCCATGTATCTTCCTCAAAGACTTCACTTTCGTCATCCTGTTGGTAAATAATTTGAAAAGTAGTATCTGCATCTCTAATCGCATCGTGTTCAATTTAACTTTAATATCTGGATAAGCAGTCGAAATTTTAACGAACATCCGATTTTTGATACCGTTTTGACCTGATGTAATCTGCTTTAAGGTTTCATTAAGCGCTGGTTTCAAATTGCCAATTTCATCAAAAACAGCAATGGCATTATGGAACGAATCAAATCCACCACCCTGTGAAGTGCCTTTACGGATAATGTTCTTATTTATTTTTCCGATAACTTGCGTAGTTTGTGCATCCACCCCTTTTTCCTTAGCACCATCAGCAAAATCCGGTTGATTAATAAGTTCTTTAGCTTGTAAAGAAACATCATTGAACAGCTTACTAGCGTGCTCGCTATCATAACTGGCTACTAGTAAGTCTTGAGAAGTGGCATTCCAGCAAACAACAAAATAATAAAAATTTACCAGCATTGATGCCAACCACGTTTTACCTTGACGACGAGCAATTGAAATGTTGGCAGTATTAAAACGTACACCCGCATTAGGCGTACGCCAACCGATTAGGCTGTCTAAAATAAATGATTGCCAATGTTGTGGCTTGATTTTTTGTGTCGTATCATCCGGATTTGGTTAAAGCAACGAATTTTTCATCATAATTGTATGGGAAATTGTCGTCGCCTTGTCTTAATAAGTCTTGTAGGTGACGTACGCACGCAAGTTGAACATCTCTACAAGTGAGATATTTGTCAGTAAACAAAACATCGTAAGCATATCTAGTGCCGGCGTCATTATACTGGTCTAGCAAGCCATGATACGAGGATTCGGTCGAAGCAATATGTGCTTTTATATCCTTAACGTTTGTAAAATCATACGTCTGCACCGAAATTTACCTCCTTTAATGGTGACTCGCGTTTCTTTTGCTGTGGCTTGGAAACTGTCAGTTGTCGTAACCCGGCATCAAACGAAAATCCCATTTCATAGCCTAAAGACTTTAAATTACGAACACAGTCATTAAGTTGAATCGCTTGAGGCGACTTTTGAACTGGTTCTCCATCCCTATTAGTTAGATAGGCCCCATAGTTGTTCAAATTATCCTCAGCATCTAAGTACATTGCATAATAGGTGCAGTAAAGTTCTAAATTAGGCTGATCAATGCGCTTCAAATATCCCATTTTTTTAATTTCAGGTACTAACACCCGCCAAATAGTTTGGGCATTTTTCATTAAATGAGCCGGGGGTGTAATCTGAATATCATCCAAATTGCTAGTCCCGTTAATATTCGTCACTTTTTTGCTTGTCACAATTTTTAATTTGCTTTTACTAGAATTCACCATGATTAACACCTCCATTTCACTAATTTATTTTGATTCTTGGCGATTTTTGGCTTATATTGGCTACAAAAAAAGCTCGCTTTGTTGATTTAACAGCATTTGAGCCTTAAAAAGCCCAATATTTTTTGTTTTTTTTACTTTTGAGAGAGAAGGATGGCGCATATGTGAGCTCTGGCCTAGCTACCATGGGCGGGGGGTGTTTTTTATTTTGGCTACTCACAATTCATCCAAAAATTTAAAAATGTCTTAAACAAGCTATCACGGCGCTTAAAATGTGAACCAGCATTTAATCATGTGTAAAATTTATAACTTGTCCGTCTTCTCTGCTTAAAGCGACTGTCAATCAATTGCTTGGACATTGTGAGAACGGATGGTCATTGCTTAACGGATGGTAACCCTCCTTAATCGGGATGGTCAACTTTTGGGCTCTCCTTGTTCAATATCCATTCCTTGATCTGTTCCTTATCCCAGTGCTTACTAACGTCAAGGTTATCAATCAGTGAGTCTGAACGGTATGTCGTTGATTCGAACATGCCTTTCCAATAGTGGCACCTCTTACATATCACCCACAAGTTTTCAACATCAAGTTGTTTACGCTTATCTACTCTTCTCGGCACTATATGATCTGTAACCAAGTAGCCAGGTTTATCATACGTATGACCACAGACCGCACAAGTAAAGTAAGCACGTCGCTTTAACATGAGACTCATGTTAGCCCAACGCTTCGTGTGATAGAAGCGGTTCGCTTCCTTGTCCCGCTTGTAACGATTGTACTGGCTGTACGACTGTCTGCGTTGCGTAGTATTGTAATGAAATGGATGATAGAGTGAACTATGAATATTGCAATACGGATTCTTTTGTTCGTATGGAATAGTATTGTCGCACCCTGATTTCCGGCACACTTTCAATTGCATGACTATTTGCCTTGACCAATTCCATGTAATCTTCCAAGGCTATCCATAAAGTCGATTCTGTATCTGTTGTTTAGGCATATATCTTCTTCATCCCAACCAAGTTCAATATGATGTACTTCTTGTTGTTCTACACCATCAACGAATACTTTAGGTGTGTCATCGATGTCGTCAATGTCAATGCGAAGATGCGGTTGCTTTTTGGTCGGCAAAACGCCAGCAACCATCCTTAAGCCACGTTGCACTTCAGTCGTATCAATATTCAGGCTGAGGTCAATATCACTAGGTTTGTTAGTATTAGTTTGGCTAGTCCCATTAGGCTTAATTGTTTTGCCCGTGACATTTCGCTGGTACATAACACCATCAATTAAAATCTTATCAGGCAATTTGTTTCCTGGTTTCTTCGGTGTGAAATGTTTTTCTTCCATACTTTGTCTACTCGCTTTCTTTGGTTTAATACTAGGTGCGTTCTCTCTGTTAGGTACTGGTGCTGTTCTATTTTTTCCAAACTAAAAGCGCCATGCTGTTTAGCACGACGCTTCATCCATTTATCTAAGTGGGCATCTATCTCCGCTTCTTGTGGCGTGACGTAGCCATATTTTGTGTTAATCATCTTTGCCATGTGAACTCACCATCTGTGTTATTAGTATTTAACCTGCCAGCTTTGTGATTGCCAGTCATTTATGCCTGGATTCCACATGCCTAAATATTCCCACATGGTTGGGTCATTTAATTTAGTGCCCCACAGTTCTAATGGTGCTGAGTCTGGGTAATCTTTATTTAGCCTAATTTGAGTGTCTGGCATGGTTCCTTCTATATGGGCAGATACGCCTTGCTTGTTAAGCTTTAATAATTCGTTTACTGCATCTAGTAAGTTCATTTTATCTTCTCCTTTCACGTTTACTGCCATGACGTCGCTCCTAAATTTATGTATCAAAAAACTCCCGCCAATAAGCGAGAGCAGTTTGGAGATTATCCATTTTGGTGCCGTGGACGCGTTTAATGTGCTTGGTAGGGATTTGCCCCCTACACAAGATATGAGTACCTTTCAATCACGTATGGCCTGAGAACCCCACACAATCTAGCGTCTACCTATTCCGCCACAAGCACACGTTATGCGGTCAACTCCCATTGGGTGCTGTATCACATAGCAATATCGCTGGTAGGACTCGAACCTACATCCCATTGTGGCTTACCAATTAGCCCACAGCGATTACCAGTCTGTAATTTGGAGGATTACTTCATGCACGTCAATCACATTTGGCATACTACCAATTTAGCACCTATACGCAGTGGACTTCTATACGTTGTAGTCCACTTTTAGCAAAATCCGATTTTTTTGCCAAGAAGTTCAAGCATTTTATATCTCTTCTTGTAGATACCGCTATGTGAGTATGGTTTTCCTATGAACTTTTCACCAGCAATATTACCGACTGTGTCCCAATCATAGTAATCATTAGAATCATATCGGAGCTTGAAAATGTACTTTTGCTCATTAGTCATACAAAGCAGTGAATCTTCAATACCTTTTTTAACCTTTTCGTAAAATTCAAGTTTAGGACTAGAATCATAGCGAATCATTATCGTTTCTTGTGGTCGACTAATACGATTAGACTTGCTGCCAGATGTATTTTCATCAACTTCATGATTATAGTCAGTGGCTAACGCAATTTTGGTTGAAGCAATGATGTTATTTAAACGGCGATATTCTCCATAAAGATCATCCAAATATGCTAATGCAGATTTATTTAGCTCGCTTTTCACTACCAGTTCCCCTTTCATTCAACTCCACAATGTGCGCAATGAAGTCCTGGCCAATTTGTGCCTGTTGCTCAGTTGTCATTGCCGCGTTCATTTCTAGGTTGGCAACCATGGCTTTCGTTTGGATTGCTTTGGCATATTCGGTGCCAGTCATTTTTCTGCCTCCACTTGATAACCAATTATCCACGCACGGGCGAATGTATCTTGAATTTCAATCCATTGGTCACGTGTGTAGTAAGTTCTAAAATAGTATGCTACCTCTTTTGGAAATTTGTCCTCGTCCATCGCGCTTGCAATTGCAATTCCGTTATGTTTACACTTATCAATCCAATCAGCTACTACTTTTTGGATCACCGGTAGCTCGCCATACTGTTGTTTGAATTCTTCATCAGCCATAACTTTGATCTCGTCTGCTTCATTAACAATCCAATCACCAATTTCAAACGAGACTTCATTATCATCTGGAAAGTCATCAGGTTCGGGCTCAAAATCGTCAATCAGTATTGAATAATAAGCTGGCTCACCTGTTAATGCATCAAGCAATGAGTCTGGAATAACTTCATAGCCAAATAGACTTGTCTGACTACCATCGAACTGTTCGGCCTCAATTAGCTGTTTGCGATAGAACTTCATTTGTCTTCCTCCAATAGCTCCGGGTTAGTGTGCACGTTACCAATAACCTCGATTTCACCAATATGGTCACTAACCAGCATTTCATTACCAGTAGCCAAGTCTTCTCCCAGAATATAGCTGTTTCCATCTTCAATGATAATTTGTGAAACTTTTGGTTGAGCATACTTGTAACTAGACTTGATAATGTCGCCTTCGTAGATATCCTTGCCGTTCACGTCTTTCAGGCCGGTAAACTGCTCCAATTTATAATTGCCTGGATCATCCTCATATTTCATTTCGCCTGAATCATTAATATCCCACCAAATATGTGAACCATCCAGGCTCATTACTGCGTTAATTTCATTTATATATTCAGAATCGATCTGATTCCACGCTCTAAACTTAATCATCGTCGCCATCCCCTATCAAATCATCTAGTTCATTAATGGCCTGTTGAACACCAGCAGCCTCACTTTTAAGCTCAAACATCAAACACTGGTTGCGGTCCCTCGCCAATCTCCTACGCAACTCTTTCATTCCACTATTCATTTGCCGGTGCTTCCGTTTAATCGTTGAACGCTTCTTAGTGTGTTTAGGCATAACTCACAATCCTTCCGGTACGCGCTCTTTAATGTACGTGTCAAACTGTCGTTCAATTTCATGACTCTTTCTGGCTAACTGATCCACTGTTTTAATGTGCTCACTACCAGTACGGATTAAATACCCACGAAGCCAGTGCAATGCGTCCTCGACGTTTTTACAGTGTGCTAAGGGTGCTTCTACCAGCCGATTAATACCAGACTTTTCATCGTAGCTAGTTACCGGATGACCATGGCTGTCTAATGACATCCTGTTAACCTTAACTTCGTATTTGTCACTAGTCAGATGATACTGGTCAATTTTCATATCAATCATGTTTATTCGTCCTCCGTGATTTCATCTATTTCTACTCTAGGATTTCGTTTATCAACGGCAAATTCGTCCTGGAATCCTGTGATGTGCTTTCGATTGTCGTTGCCTAAAAGCCCAGCCTTCATAAAGCCGTCCAGCACAAACTTTTTAGCAAACGCGATATTATCCGCATCTTTCCGGTTGTTCTTCGTGTACCACGTAAATTTAAGCTTGCAAGGCCAGCTGAATTCGACTCCAGAATTTCGACTAGCCCGCGCATATACACTACATAAGGCCGTGTACCGCTTCTTTAGGTTAGCTGCCGCATACCGATTGGCCCGTTCAGCCTTGATGTACTCATTTAAGCTAGGTAGTTCGCCTTTGATCACGACTTTGCTCATACTTTCGGCACCCGGCTAATGTAGTAGCCATTAACAATCCCGTTAGACATACTGGCCTGTCTAATCGAGAACTCTGGGGCGCCAATCCTTTTACATAATCGTGCCAGTGTTTGATAGGCGATCACTTCATCAGGATTGTTATACTTCTCAGCACGCCAGTAATCGTTAGTCAGTGGCAGGCTGTATTTATGGACTAAATCCTTTACCCGATTTAATTCCATTGCCGTACTATCAGCTAGTTCTCTAAGTGTATGTTTGCCATGCTTATGTGCTTGCCGAATGGCTCTGACATCCTCACGTTCGCCCTGCTTCGAGTCTATTTTCATACTGGCTAGGTAGGCTTCATCACTGCGTACCTTAGTCCCAGGTTTCACCAGTCTAACTGGGAACGGCCATACGCCAGATTTGTAGTTATGCTGTGCGAGCTTAAACATTTCCGGTTCCGGCCCGATTGCTAGTGGATGATTAATATCGGGTAGATCAGCATTAATTACTAGCACCTGTTTCGCTTCTAGCTTATGAATTACTTCTAGTTCTTTAGGCCAATTTTTGCTTGCCACAGGCTAACTTCCTTTCAAGCTCCTGTTTGTAATGATCATGTATCTTATTCGTACAATTCGGGCATGGACAAAATGTGAAACCATAACTCCCAAGTGGTTGCTGAACAACTTTACTACCATGACATAATTCACAACTCATACACTTCTGACTCCTTCCATGTTGTCAAACAGCAATTGACAGCTAGTATCCTTGGTATATAAGCGATCAATTGTCTGACCACTATACATGTTTTCTAACTGGCTTCGTGTATTGTTGGTAGTGATAATCGTTGCTAATTTGCCATCGTTAATGTTAAGGTTCCATCTGGCATTGGCAACGTCATACATCAACGTACGTAAATCTTTGTGCACTGGCTTGTAGAACCCTTTTTCAGTTGGCTTACCACCTTCAGTACCAAAGTCATCTAGCACCAACACGTCGACTTTTTTCATGTCCTTTAGAACATAGTTTAAGCGTTCTCTGACATCTGGCGCATCGTATTTCTCGTTGACCAGCCGTAGCAGCTCAGCTGTTGAAACAAACATCGCTGTTTGGCCTACACCCATTAACTGATACATAATTGCCAGTGCTAATGATGTTTTGCCAACACCTGGGCCACCTGCCAGCGCTACGTTGAACTGGTTAGTCTCTAATTGCCTAGCTAACTTAAATGCTTGATTGCCAAGCTCTCTAGCTTTAGCTTGATTAGGCTGTTTATCAACCTGCCAATCATTAAAGCTAAATCGTAGTGGCACACCTCCGGACCAAACTGACATGTGATAGTAATACCGTTTCCGATTAGCAATTACGCCCGCATTCGCCCGATCAATCGTTTGATGATCCAGTTCCTCTTTGGTTGGCAACTTAGTCGTGTCAATGCCTCTAGCCGCTACTACTTTTTGAATCGTGGCTTGGTTGAATAGCTTTGTTACGTTTTCCATTAGCCAAACCAGTCCTCTCGTGTTTGTGGTGCAACATTAGTCGGGCGATCCCGTTCAGCCTGACCAATGAGCGTGTCATACTGCTTGCGTAACTTTCCTGCCGATAAAATGTTTGCTTGCCAGAATGAATTATCTTGTGACCAATCTACAAGCCAATCTAATTTTTCATAATCACGATGATCACGTTCATGAGCTAGACGGATGTCATTAGCCCATTTTTGTAAGTTTGGTTCTTTAAAGTCAGGTTGCCGTTGTTTAATTCTGGTCAATAAATGACTAGCAATTTTGTATGGCTGAGAAGACGGGTCATAATTTGGCTTTGCCAAATGGTGACTATCTTTATTTACCTTACCTTTACTAACCTTACCTAACCTAACCTTACCTAACCTATGCGGTCCATTGTCCGTCCATTGGTTGTCCATTGGACGTCCAGTAACTTTACCCGTGTCAGCACGCGGCTTGGGCTCAATTAATTCTAGGTTTGGCATGATTTCTAATAACAAGTCCTTATATATCGAATCCACTTTTCTATCCGCTCTAATTCGATTATTTTCGTTCCAATCCGTGATATAGGCAACTAAGTCATCGTTTAAAACATTTACAAAATTCTTAGCTACTAGTATTCGCAAATCGTCCTCAACTGCACCAGTTTGCCGCATAACTGAGAACGCTTCTACAACACCATCATCATCCGCATGTAACCCCAAATGGAAATAGAGTGCCTGACTGCTCAACGGCATCTTTAAAAATTTAGCGCTATCAGTAATACGGTTACTAAACATTCTTCTCTGTGCCATCTCTTAATCCTCCCTTGTTTACTAGTAGGCATTCCACCTACCCGGTGTATTAGTCACTGCTGTATTTACCTTTCAAGCCAATTCGTTTTAACGTTTCTTTATCTAGTTTTATGCCATCTACCGGAACGTGGTATTTTGCACTAAATGCCACGGAGCCAATTTGTTCAATCTCGCTGTGATGGACTCGACACAATGCCATAACGTGCCGTTTGGTGTGGTCAACGTGTGTTCTGTTCAAGCCAGCTCCGATAACGTCTACATGATGGATATCAGCACGATTACCACAGATCATGCAAACTCGGTGGCGACAACATTGAAACAGGTAATACTCTTGCTCACGTGGCAATAGTTTATAGCCTTCCTTGAACGGTACGTGCCACTCAAACATGAAGTCGATAACTAGGTCGAGTAACTGGTTAGCATCGCTCACAGACGATTCTGTGGTGTCTGACAGGCTAATCTGCTTGCCAAACGTATATGACTCATACTGCAAATAAAACAAGTTTTTCAAGAAGTCTGTCGGCATGCCTGACCACGTATAGATGTCACTAAGCAACGCGAAGAATAAGCGTCGCTGTTGTGGCCTAGCTTTACGTGTGTCAGCTATTTCCCAATCCACATAAAATTGGCTGTGGGAGCCGCTAACGGTCTCTATATGGTCTAAATTAGGCTTCTCATCTAACCGTGTAACCAAATAGTATTGACCATCCTGCTCAATTAACTGCGCTCGTGACTGTTGCATCTAGTCACCCCAATGTTTGGAAGCTTTGTTTAATAACCAGTTTAAATTAGAAGGGCGATCCGTCTGGAATTGGGGGAAAACCACCGCCATGGTAACTATTAGCTGATTGACTACTATATCCTGGGGCTTGCGTATTACCAGCATTACTACTTGCTGGAGTGCTGAATCCATTCCCCTGTTGGCTATTAGTCGTCGTGCCAAAACCACCACTTGTGCTTTTGTGATTGCCAAAGCCACTATTTCCTGTATTGCTACTGCCTGCTGGCCGCTTAACACCATTCGGTTTACTACCATCCTGCATAAACGGCTCGTAGCTTTTAACCGCTAAATAGGCTTTTCCGTTTGAACCAGTATCCCAATCAACCGTGATTGCCAATTGATGCCCTACTGCTTGACTGACAAACTGTTCAATTGAATCAAATGCTGTGCCATTACTTGCACCTAAAGCTACTGCAATGGTGTTAAAGCGTTTAGCGGATAACTTAGCTTTGTCCTCCGAAGTACTGTCCCAGACCTCATTGTCAAACCGGATTAGACCACCTTTGTATGGGCCGTCTAAAACCTCATAGTCAAAGATCGCCATGGGCTTGCCAGCCTCTTTGGTTTTCGTGTATTGTGAACTAGACGCGATAACCACATTATATTTGCCTGCTTCTTCGACAGTTTGTCCGAAAGTGTTATTTGAATCTACTGTAAAAAGTGCCATTTTATTTTGCTCCTTTAGTTATTTGGATTAGTTCATTCGCTTTAATCAATTTGCGATTATCAATTCGGTTCTTGGCGTGATTCCCCTTTTCGGGATCTAAATCAATCATGCGTTCGCCACCCGTCAAATAGATCTGGCCAACGAGGTCAAACATACTAGTAAACGCATTGAACGTCTTTTCGTTCATGTCAGCTTGGTATCTACCTTCACCACTAATACCTGACGAACCATTGTCAAGTTGATGAGCAGTAGCATATACGGACTTGCCACTTTCTTTCAAAATCGTACC